ATATACCGTACCTCCTATTATTACGATAAGCGGAAATGGAATAGGTGCTGCAGCGACTTGTATTATAGAAAAAAATAATTTTGGTATTGTATCAATTAATATTACAGATGGTGGTGTGGGGTACTCAACTTCTCCAAGAGTAAGAATTATTGGAAATGTTGGACTGGGAGAAACCGCAACTGCTGAATCTGGAATTGGTTCGGCACAGAATATTAACTCTATAAAAATAACAAATCCTGGAGTTGGATATACAATTTCTCCACAAATTACTATAGATCCACCACCAATTTTAACAGGAACCGGCAATTATATATTTAATGAAATTGTAACCGGTTCCAGATCCGGAACAGTGGCAAGAGTTAAGTCTTGGGATTTGGATACAAAGATTCTTAAAGTTTCAATTGTAAGTAATGCTTCATCAAAAGGATTTTTCCCCGGAGAAACAATTGTGGGGTCAATATCTAACGCTCAGTATTCCACAGAGTCTTACAGTAATTGGAATCCATATGATACTTATGGTGATAATTTACAAGTACAAACCGAAGCTGATTTGATATTGGATTTTTCGGAATCTAATCCATTTGGTACATATTGATACTATAAATATATAATACGTTAATAATTGAATAAACGGGTACAGAAAAACGCTAGGAACTTACTTCTACCATCAAATTATAAGAAAGACGGTTACTGCGTTTGGAACGCTTTTTAATGATATTTTTATTCAACATAATAATTCGTCTAATGAAGCAATAAGTCAAATTAAAGTTCCTCTTGGATATGGTCCAATTCAAAAGTTTCTTTCCAGAATCGAGCAGCAGGCAGAATTAAATAAACCAATTCAAATTACTTTACCAAGAATGTCATTTGAGATGACATCCATTCAATATGACTCAACAAGAAAAGCAAGTATAATACAGACATTTAAGACTTGTGGAAATGGCGATACTGTAAAAAAAGTTTATATGCCTGTTCCTTATAATATTGGATTTCAATTGAATATTATGACTAAATTGCAAGACGATGCCTTACAAGTTGTGGAGCAGATTCTTCCCAATTTTCAACCATCGTTTAATTTGACTGTTGATTTGGTAGATTCTATAGGAGAAAAAAGAGATATTCCAATAGTTTTAGATAGTGTTTCTTTTACGGACGATTATGAGGGAGATTATTCCACCAGAAGAACTCTAATATATACACTAAACTTTACTGCCAAAACATATCTATTTGGTCCTGTTGCTGACAGTACAGATGGACTCATTCGTAAGGTTCAGGTTGATTATTATACCGGAACTGATCCAAAAGTCGCAAAGAGAGAGATGAGATATACTGTCACTCCGGATCCAATTGACGCTGATCCCGATGATGATTTTGGATTCAACGAATCGGTAGAAATGTTTTTTGATAGTAAAGCATATAGTCCAACTCAACAAAAGGATATTTGATAGATTATGAAAAATAACTATGAAGATTTGGATAAGGCTTTGAATATCGAAAGTAGTATTGTTGATGTAGAGAAGTCTTCTACATCAATTGATATTCCAATTGATGAGTCTTCATCCAGATCTGATGATATAAAAAAAGATTATGAATACTCCAGAGCAAATTTATATTCTTTAATAGAGAAAGGTCAGGAAGCAATAAATGGAATAATGGAACTTGCCGGTGAAGGTGGTTCTCCAAGAGCATATGAAGTTGCCGGACAATTAATTAAAAGTGTGGGAGATGTTGCGGATAAATTAATAGACCTACAGAAAAAAGTTAAGGAAGTCGAAGAGGATGCATCAAAAACTACAAATGTGACGAATAATGCGGTTTTTATCGGATCAACCTCAGAATTGTCAAAATTATTAAAGCAAGGGTTTCTAAATAATAAAGAGTAAATCATATTTTGTAAATGGGTTCTCTTCACAAATGGTTTAAGAAGTCGAAATCAGTTGATAAAAAACCTGGTTGGGTGAATGTAGTAACTGGTGGAACTTGTGCGAGTGATGAACCTGGAGAAGGCGTTCCTAAATGCGTTTCCTCTGATAAAAGAAAAAGTATGACTAAGGCACAAAGATTGTCTGCGGCAAGAAGAAAAAAAAGAGCAGATAAAAACCAACAATCAAAATCAGGTGCCGCAAAGCCAACTTATGTTTCTACCGATAAACCAAAAAAGAAAATGAACGAAGAAAAGGACAAACCGGGTAAGGGTAGCGGAAAAAAAGACGATTGTTACACTAAAGTAAAATCAAGATACGATGTTTGGCCCTCTGCCTATGCGTCTGGAGCATTGGTTAAATGTCGCAAGGTTGGTGCCGCAAATTGGGGAACTAAAACAGAGGAGATGGAGATGATTAGATACTGCCCCAAATGTAAGAAGGATGAAACTCAATCAGAATGTAAGTATGGTCCCAAATTTTGGGCGATGTATTCAACTCCATCTATGCTGACTACAAATCAATTAAAGTATGATATAGCACAGGTTCATCCAGCAAATGAGTCCAAAGAACCAGATCACGAGCACTCTATGGCTAGATCAGAGATTTCTACAATAATTTCTGCGGCAAAGAGACTTCGTGGGAAATTAAAGGGTGAAGGTAATATTGAAGCGTGGGTTCAATCAAAAATTACCAAAGCAGCAGATTATATTGATGCTGCCGCAGATTATCTTGATAGTGGAGAACATAAGGTTCAGGGATCTATGGATGAAAATAGAATAAAAACCTTTGGTGAGTTTATGCAAGAGGCACTTGATAAGTCCAAAATGAAATGCAATTCCCCAAAGTCTGATCCCGTAGGAGATTCTCTTACGGGTAAGTCTCACGTTGTAAAGGCTTGTGAAGGTGGGGAAGAAAAAATAATTCGTTTCGGTCAAAGAGGCGTAAAGGGTTCCCCAAAGAAAAAAGGAGAATCAAAATCATACGCTAATCGACGCAAAAGATTTAAATCAAGACACGCAAAGAATATTGCCAAAGGAAAGATGAGTGCGGCTTACTGGGCGGATCGTGTAAAATGGTGACCTTATGAGTGATTTATCAGATCTTTTTAGATTAGTTGCCGAAGAAAAGAAAAAACAAAAAGAAGAAATAGATTCTTTGATTGGAGATTCTTTTGATAAACTTTTTGTAGAGCAACTAAAATCTCATAAAACTCCTGAACAATTAGCAAAAAAACACAAGGTTCCTGTTTCCCAAATTAAATCTCAACTTAAAAAAGGAACAAAAGTAGAAAAGGAACATACTAAAAATGTAGAGTTGGCGACTACGATTGCTTCTCAACATATTGACGAGTTACCGGATTATTATGACAGATTATCTAAAGTAGAGAAGAAACCTATAAAGGAAGGATTACTTAATATTTCGCCACAAGAAAAAACACCAGATCCTCTATCTCCACTTAATCAAAACTTCGCAACACTTGATGATCTCCAAAAACATTATAAACTTTTTCTTTCTCGCATTCAACAACAGCTTTCCACATTAGGTGGAGGAGGAGAAACAAATCTAACCTATATGGATGTTCCCACAACATCCGTGACTACATCATCATATAATATAAGACCACAGGACTACTACATCGGAGTAAATTATGCTGGTGCAGTTGCCATTACTTTACCAAGAGCAGACAGAGAAGGGAAAGTTTTTGTTGTCAAAGATGAACTGGGAGAAGCATCCAAAGGAACGAATAGATATATTACAATACTTCCATCTGGGTCTGATTTGATTGATGGTAGAGATAGAGCAATTCTTGCTTTTGATTTTGGTAGTTTAACATTCATATGGAAAAGTAATTCCTGGAGGGTAGTCTAATGTCTCATTTATATCAACCAAGTTTAGATCAACACGATGCATTTGGTCGTTTAAGAACTTCAAATCCACTCACACTTTTCGATAGTTCTCACAGGTACAGAGACAATAATCTTTGGGATAGTTTGATTGTAGGCACTGGTTCTACTATTGGATTTGCAACTACTCAAGGATTAGTCAATATTGGTATTGGAACTACTGCTGGTTGTTCCGTAATTAGAGAAACTACAAAAGTTTTCTCATATCAACCAGGCAAATCTTTGCTTGTAATGAATACCTTTGTTCCAGCATCACCAAAAGAAAATCTGAGACAAAGAGTTGGATATTTTGGTGCTGATAATGGAATGTATTTTGAGATTAATGGAACAACACCTTATTTTGTAGAAAGGAGTTTATCTACTGGCACTCAAACTGAAGTAGCACAAGCAAATTGGAATGGTGATAAGTTAGATGGAACTGGTCCATCTGGCATTACATTAGATACAACTAAAGCACAAATTCTTTGGATGGATATTGAGTGGTTGGGACTTGGTACAGTAAGACTTGGATTCGTAATTGATGGAAAATTTATTCATGCACACTCATTTCATCACGCAAATCTAATTACATCAACTTATATCACAACAGCCTCATTACCTTTGAGGTATGAGATTACTAATACTGGTGCTACAGGTTCTAGTAGCACCTTGAAGCAAGTTTGCTCTACTGTGATTTCGGAAGGTGGTTATGAGCTTAGTGGATTACAACAAGCAGTTCAAACACCAATCACAGCACCAGTAGATTTACCTTCTCCTGCTGGCACTTTCTATCCAGTTATTTCTATCCGTCTCAAATCTTCTCCAAATAGATTAGATGCGATTGTAATTTTGACAGCACTATCACTAATGGGTACTGGTAATGGACCAGAATATAACTGGCAGGTAAGAGCATCCGCAACTATTAGTGGAGGAACTTGGGTAAGTGCTGGTGTTGATAGTGCTGTGGAATATAAGATTGATGGAGGAACTGTAAGTGGTGGAAGAATTCTGGCATCAGGTTTCTTTTCATCAAGCAATCAATCTTCCACATCAGTAGATATTCTGAAAGAAGCACTATTTAAGTTTCAATTAGAAAGAAATGGATTGACTGGAACTCCTTATGAATTGACACTTGTATGTGCTACGAATAGTGCTGGTGCTGATGTTTATGCATCATTAGACTGGGAAGAGATTAGTAGGTAATTATGGCAGATAATGTATATCTTGGCAATCCTTTACTCAAAAAGGCAAATACGCAAATTGAGTTTACGGAAGCACAAATTATTGAGTTTCTTAAATGTAAGGATAATCCAGTTTATTTTGCCGAAAATTACATCAAAATTGTGAACGTGGATGAGGGTCTTGTGCCCTTCAATATGTATCCTTTTCAGAGAAAATTAATTGAAAATTTTCACAATCACAGATTTAATATCTGTAAAATGCCCCGTCAGGTTGGAAAGTCTGTTACGACAGTTTCTTATCTTTTACATTATATCGTCTTTAATGATAATGTGAATATTGGTATTCTGGCAAACAAGGCAACAACATCCAGAGAACTTCTTGGAAGATTGCAACTGTCTTACGAAAATCTTCCACAATGGATGCAGCAAGGAATTGTATCGTGGAATAAGGGTTCATTAGAATTAGAAAACGGATCAAAAATTGTTGCTGCTTCTACATCAGCATCCGCAGTTCGAGGAATGTCATTTAATATTATTTTTCTGGACGAATTTGCGTTCGTTCCAAATCATATTGCTGATGAGTTTTTTGCATCAGTTTATCCCACAATTTCATCCGG